GTGCTGAATAACCATCTTGCCGTCAGTAAAGTCAAGCTCTATTCCACCATCAACGCCAGGAACAGCAGGTGAGGCTTGTGGCAGTTCTAAATCTGCTCCGCCGAAATCGACATCGCCAGTAGTATCGAGGTTACTGGCAGCAAGGCTAACATCCCCGCCAGCAGGTTCGATGTGAATGTCACCAGTGTCTGTTATGATATGTCCGTCAGTGTCGTCGTGATGGAGTTCGATGTTTTTATCGTTGCCGTCTGAAAAAACCAACAGTCTACCTTTTTCAATACCAGTACCCTCTGCACAAGTCATAGAAATAGGAAAACTCTTTTGAGTCATTAGAACATGTTCGTCAGCCATGTACTAAGGTTACCTTAGTGAACAATACACTCTTCAATTCATGAAACAGAACATCTAAATACTTTAGAATACTGGCTTAGCCATATTTTATGAGCATAAGCCAGATAATTACCTAAAGATAATCATAGAATGATTATCATTTCATGAATTGTGGGTCTATTCATCTCTATAGGAAACGTTAACGTTTCCAGTGGAGATTAATATAACAGGGATATGAATCTCCTCACCTCATACTTCGTACCTTTACTACATCTCATTACCATGATGATGTTATTGTTGAGCGATTCTTGTTCTTTCTTTTTTTCTTGTGTATAGGAAACCACACAGAAAATTAGAAAAATTTAAAAATTATAAAATATTATTTTTAAAATGGAGTATGATATTTCAAAACCATGGGAAACACTAGACCCATGGCAAGCAAAACTTCTAGCAACAAAAAAAGATGTAGTTATAACTAGCGGAAGACAATGCGGAAAATCTACAGCAACTAGCATACTAGCTGGAAGAACTGCTTTAGAAATCCCTAACTCATTCATTCTCATAGGAGCTTATGTTATAGAGCAAGCTCAACTTATATTCCAAAAGGTTCACGAATACATAAAAGCAAAAGCAAAAGACGAAATAGAAAAACCTGCTACTCTCAACTACTTAGAACTAAAGAACGGAAGCAAAATCTACTGCAGACCTATAGGAGATACTGGAGCTGGAATGAGAGGATTTACAGCTACAATGCTGATCATTGATGAAGCAGCATTCATACCAGATAGAGCATGGGAAGCTATAGAGCCAGTTATCTCTGTATCTAAAGGAAGAACTATCTTACTATCAACTCCACAGGGCAAAAGAGGATTCTTCTACAAAGCTACAGTTAACAAAAACTACACACAAATACAAGTTTCAGCTAGAGATTGCCCAAGACATACTAAAACATTCCTTGATCAAAAACAATCTGAAATGTCCCCAATAGCTTTCGCAACTGAATATCTAGGTGAGTTCATAGATGACTATAATAGAAAGTTCTCTGAAGATTGGATAAAATTAGTATGCACAATAGACAAAACTACTGTAACTTTATCCCAAAATAACAACTACTTAGGCATAGATGTTGCAGGGAATGGACCTGATGACACAACTTTTGAAGGATTCAATGCTAATAACCCTAAAAGAATAACTCAAACTCTCAATATCTACTCCAATACAATCTCAGGACCTAAAATAGAAAGACAGATTGAAACTCTACAAAATAAACATAGATACGATAGAAAATCTATAGGTTTTGATTCTGGAGGTCTAGGTTCTGGAACTTTCGCTTACATGATGGAGAACGACAGACTTAAACGTTGTGTTGTAGCACTAGATAACGCAAGTAGACCAACTGAAAACAAAAAAGATAATCAGAAAACAACTAAACTTCTAAAAGAATACATGTATGACTTAGTTGAAGAAATGGGATGGCGTGGTGAATTGAAATGCTTTGATGAAGGAGCAGTCAAACAATCCTTCGAATCTATCCAAATAGAATTCAAAGAAGGCGGTAAAAAAAGATATTGGGGAACTTACTCTCATATCGTAGAAGGAATTGTCAGAGCTGTTTGGTTAGCAAAAAGTAAAAATTTAAATATGTTTATTGTGATGTAATCTCATGGCTTACATAATGACAACAGAAGCAGAGATACAGCAAAAGAGTGGAGATAACGTAAGCACTGCTTTTGATACAACTATGATGACTGCTTCTAACCTAAGAGCAGAGAGTACAATTAATTGTGTTACAAGAAGAAACTGGAGTGATGACTTCTCAGGATTGAATACTGACGTTAAACAAATTCTATCAGACTTCTGCAGTTCATTTGTAGCAATAGAAGCATTAAATTACAAACCATCTGGACAAGATGGAACGTTACCAAGGATAGAATACGAAGATAGAATCAATGTTCTAAGAGATGGAATGTTAAGAGCAATGTCAATTTTAAGAGATAAGAAAGTGGAGGACTTTATAGATGGTGAAACAGCATGATTTTAAAAGATTTCCAGAACTGACTAACAACCAAATGCAATTCTACTATTTCGATTCTCCACACAAACAAATGATAGAAAATTTCACAGCTAAAGTAGTTAGAGTAAAAGATGGAGATACAATTCAAGTTACAATGCAAGAAAGGGATTTTGATTTCCCAGTTAGACTTGCTAGAATAGCTGCAGCAGAATTAGATGAAACTGGAGGTTTACGTTCTCAAAAATGGTTAGAATCTGAACTATTAAACGAAGATGTTCTAATAGAATTAACTAAACAAAGAGTTGAAAAATGGGGAAGACTTTTAGCAGATGTAATCCACATAGGAAGAAACATGAATGACATTAGTTTAGGATTAGGTTACTCAATTAAATTCGAGGATATATTAAAACAAGAATAATGGTTTTAGAACTTCCAGGGGGATTATTCGGACAAGAAGACGTTAGAGAAACTGCAACAACAACTACCGGAACTAAATATTGGAGTATCCCAGGAATTGCTTTTACTACAAGAAACCCAGACGTAAATGATATTATAAATAGCGCAAGCGGAGGAATAAGTAGTGTTACCTCAGGATCAGAAATTTACATAGCTCCTGTAGTTCTTCCAAATGGTGCAGAAATAAGTGAGGTAATAGTATATGGATCGGACGTAGCAGACACATGGACATTATATAGGGGATTGATAGACACCACAGGAGAAATAATGGCTACAGCAAACGTAAACACAGCAGATACATCTATAACAAGTCCAATAATAGATAATAAAGTTTACAGTTATTGGATAATATTAGCAACAGCTGCGGCAGGAGAAGATGTACACGCAGCAAGAATAACATACACAAATTAAAATGCCAGATACAGATATAGCAAGCGCAGTAGCAAGTGATTTAAAAAACGCAGTTAAAGACTTTTCAGTTCCTAGTGAAACAACTGACGGTCCAACAGACCAGAAAAAAACAAGATATATTGATTTAGATTTCAATGAAAACTTAGGAATCTACACAAAAATACCAGAAGTCAGAGCAGTAATAAATGCTAAAGCTTCTTGGACTGTAGGAAAAGGATACATAGCAGATGAAGAAACTACAATGCTTCTTGATACAATTAAAGGAAATGGAAAAGATACATTCAACTCAATTATGGAAAATAACATTAGAACATATCATATCGGTAAAGGTTCTTTTAATGAGATTATAAGAGACGAAGAAGAGAATTTAATAAATCTAAAACCTCTAGACCCAAGCGTTATGGAAGTTGTGATAAATGGAAAAGGAATAATAACAGAATATAATCAATTATCAAAATCGAACAAAGATAAAGTAGAACAACACTTTGAACCAGAGGAAATATTCCACTTACCAAGAAATAGAACTGCAGATGGAACTCTAGGAGAAAGTATGGTAGAAGTTCTAAAAGAGATAATCTTAATGAAGAATGAAGCTATGCATGATTGGAAAAGAGTTCTTCATAGAAACGTAGACCCTCTCTGGATATTCCATTTAGACACTGACGATACAGCTAAAATAGCTTCATTCAAAGCAAAACATGACAAAGCAAGAGCAACTGGGGAAAATATGTATATTCCTAAGGATGTTATTGTTCCGGAAGTCGTCGCTACCGCTCCTAATGCTAGCCTGAATCCGCTCCCTTGGATAGAGATGTTAGACAATAAGTTCTATGAGGCTGCAGGAGTTCCTAAGATAATCGTGGGAGGGGCTGGAGGTCTTACTGAAGCTGCGGTAAAGATTGCTTACTTAGCTTTCCAGCAAACAATAGAAGAAGAGCAACTATACATAGAAGAGCAAGTTCTATCTCAATTAAATTTAGTCATTAATCTAGAGTTCCCAGCTAGTTTAGAGAACGAATTGCTATCAGACAATAAGAAAGATGCTGAATCTGGAGCTACACAACCTAATGACACAGAAGCAGGGAGTGGAGAATAATGCCACATGAAAAAAAGAAATTAGTTCAAGGTAAACCGAAATTTAAATTAAGAGGAAGCAAAGAACTTCTAACAAGAAGTGAACTAAAAACTAGAGCCAAAACATTAGCCGGAGAAAGAGACACAGGAGAAAGAACAACTAAAAGGAGAGCAGTAACACTGCCAACTATTGAAGCCAAAAGAAAAGAACCTGAAAGAAAAAAATTAACTGGAGCTCTGGGAGTTCTAACTTCTCCAAAAACAACTGGAGTTCTAGCAGGAACTTTAGCAGCAGTAGGCGGAGCAGGACTTTTAGCAGGGGCAATAGGAACTAAATTAGCAGCTAAACCTGCACAAGCAGTAATAACAAGATTCGCTTCAAGACATCAACTAGATACTCTAACAGGAAAATTAGTAGCTAGAGGAACGCGACAAACTCAAAGAGCATTCGTAGGTAGACCTGGAACTCATGGAAAACTAATAGATAAAATATTTAGAGCTACTCCAAATGTAAAAAGATTTGCAACCAATCAAAAATCAACTACACTAACTAAATCACTTGCAACAAAAGCAGGACTTGGATTAGGAACTGCTAGCCTATTAATAGGAGCAATAGGAAGCTATCCTTTTGCTGGATTTATTAAAGAAGAAGCCTTACAAACTTTAGGATTTGCATTTAAAACTGCAGAAGAAAACAAAGACATAGAAGGAATGGAAAACGCATTAGCTGATGTTGAAGAAATACTGAACGCTGCTCCTGAAATAATGGATAAAATACCCTATGCAAATGTTCTAAATCAATTAACTAGCTTCTTTGCTGCAGCAAATACTAAACTAGACAATGATAGAAGAAGACTAGAAACATTAAGAGGGGAACAAGAAACAGGAGAAACTGCATTCCAAGCTGAAAGAAAAGAAGCAGATGTACAAGCTAGGGAAAGACAACTAGAAGAAAGAGAAAGAGACGCAGAATATTTCGCATTAGTCAGAGAAGGAAGATTTGAAGAAGCTGAAGAATTATTACAAAGTGAACTGAAAGGAGGTAATTAAAATGAGTGAAGAAGATAAAAAAGATGTTGAAGAAGTGGGAAAAGAAGTTACAACTCCAGTTAAAGATGACGGGGTTAAGTATGAAACAACTCCAGTTATTGAAAGGGCAAGAGAAGAACGAGAGAAGATGGAAGCTGCAAATAAAGTCAGAGAAGAACTTTTAGATAGAGAAGAAGCTATTATGGCTAAGAAAGAACTTGGGGGTAGAGCAGAAGCTGGAGGACCTAGTAAAGAAAAGGAAGAAACCAAAGAAGAAAAATCTAAAAGATACGTTGAAGAGAATTTTAAGAATTTAAAATGAGTGAAGAAAAATTAGCTCATAAGTGGAATCCTAAAAATGGAACACATGAAGATTTGGGTATAAAGATTGGAACTCCTGAAGAGGTTTTTTGGACTGATGCTAAGAGAAAACTTGAGAATTCAATTCTGATGTATACAGAATCTCTAAAAGGAGACAAACTTATGTTAGATTTAGCTAATAGTAGAATTGAAGAAGAAAAAGCAAAGTTTAAATAGGCGGTACACCGAATAACTTTATGGCTAATGAGAACATCATTCTTACAGAACTAGAACCAGCAGTAGGATTTACTTGTGCTGATAATACTGGAATTGAAAAAGGTACTCATTTAAAACTTACTGACCCTATGACTGTTATAATTACTTCTGGAGCAGCCAATATGTTTGCTGGAATTGCTGCTGAGGAAAAAGTAGCTAATGACGGTAAAACTAAAATTGGTGTATATATGAGAGGAATATTCAGAGGAACTGCTGGAGGAAGCATTACAGCAGGAGATATTATCCAAAGTGAAACTGGGGGAACTAATGAATTCTTAACTGCAGCTGCTTCAACAGACAACGCTGGAGGATGTGGTATTGCATTAGAGGATGCAACTGATGGACAAACATTCAAATATTTATTAAATGTAGGAATTGGCGGAAGCATAGAAACTTAAAATGGATGAAGAAGATAAAAAAGATGTTGAAGAAGTTGTTGAAGAGGTTAAAGAGGAAACTGAATAATGGCTGATGCAGTAGGACAAGCAGACATCCGTGGTATTGACCACACTATGTTTGTAACAGGATTTGCAGATGAAGATTCTTTACTAAAAGGTCTAGTCACAGTTAAACCAGCTAAAGATAGAGAGATTAGATGGTTTCAAAAGACTGCTGGATTCTTAGATTCAGTTGATACAACTGGAGTAACAGTTTCTCAAATATACAATGTTCCAGAGAGAGCTTTACCTACAATCATAGGTCCTACATGGACCCAAAATACAAGTAGAGTTAAGAAGTTCATGGTAGATTCTGAAATGATTTCTGAAGAAGATTTACTAGATAATGATGTTCAGGCAATGGCTACTACATTGAGAGATTTAGTAAGAGCAGTAGCTAATCAAGTAGATATTAGAATTTACTCGACGCTGATTGAAGCAGCAGCAGCTACACCTACTACACCTAACCCAACTGATACTTTAACAACCGCTGCTACAGCTGGCGGATGGGATGACCCAATTTCAGGAGACCCTATCAAAGATATTCTAAATGGTAACAGAAAGATTAGAGCTCAAAGCTACGATACTAACTCAATAGTTCTTTACATAAATCCTATTGAACATCAAAACCTAATGGTATATTTAATTAGCACTAAAGGTTCTAGTATTCCTGCTTTTTCTAGTCAAGCTGTAGTTAAGGGACAAGTTATGGAGATTCTAGGAAACAGAGTTATTGTATCTCAGAACGCTACAACTGATAATGCTCTTCAATTTGTAGAAGGAAGGAGTGCAGAGTGGAGAACATTCACACCTTTAACTTCTCACATACTAGACTTTCCCGGAATAGGTAAAAAAGTTAGAGTTCTTGAAAGAGGAGAAGGTTTACTAACAAATCCAAAGTCTGTCCATCAAATAACTGTAACGGTAACGTCATCATGACACTTGAAAATGCTCAAAAACTTCTGAAACATTATAACGATTTAGCTGATGGTACAATTTCTAAGCCATTTGGACATAAAGATTGGGCTGATGTTATTTACAATGCAAAAGTTAGAGCTGTTGAAATGCAAAAGAAAGTAGACGAATACCCTAAACCTGTTGAAGTTAAAGAAAATAAACCCACAAAGGTAAAAACAGATGGTAAAAAATGAGAGGGATATATCAAGCCCAGCATATACTATCACTAGTTTCTCTGCAGATAGATCCTTAGCATCAAATGAATCTTCAGCAGCAGCTATTGCTGCAACTGTAACAACTCTTATTAATGATTTAATAGACCAAGGGGTTATCTCTGGTTCGGTGAGTGCATAATGGCAACCACAGACATATATCATATTGTAGGAAGTCTAAGGCCATCAAGACACGCAGCCAAATTTATTGCTACAGCAGACCAGGCAATATTAATAGATGCTTTCGCAGTCACAAGAGTGGCAGCAAATGATACTGTAGGAACATTCTCGGCATGGGTTAATATTCCAGACGACACTGGAGATTATGCTATTATTTCAATAGGAGATACTGCAGCTATTGAATTTTTAACATTAAGGGTTACAGCAGGAAAATTAGTCGTTGAATGTAATGTTGCAACAGCTGACAAATACGAACACACTTCTACTAATGTAGTCATAGAACCTCATAGATGGTATCATGTTGCTGTAACACATGCAGATGATACGGAACCAGACAAATTATATGTTGATGGGAAAAGAGTTGCACAGACAGTAACACTTGGAACAGATAACAGTGTATGGATTAATGATATGGATTTGACAGATGATGGCTCAATAGGTGCTGGAGAAGAAGCAGGAGCTGCAGCACAGATAAGAGAATTCAAAGGAGCTATATCTGATGTAAAATACTGGAATGTCACACTTACAGATAAACAAGTTCTTCAAGATTTTGATGGAGTTCCACCAGACACAATCACAGGAACTAGTGGACAATTAAAGAATCATTGGGATTTTGATGATGATTATACTGATAATGTAGCAGGAGAAGATGGAACTGCTGGGGCATCTATTCTATTAGTGAATCAATATAGTGAGTTTACATCAAGATTATCATTTATGACTGGAACCCCTGTAGTAGCAGATGATGTCAAAATAGCTATCAAAGACCAAGAAGGGCATGCAACTGTAATCAAAGCAGCCTAAGAGAGAAGGTTAATGTGAAATCCGATATTCTTATATAATGTTAATCCTTGTTGAAGCTATGGCAGCTATACAAGTCGGTCCTGATGCAATTAAACAAGCAGCACTAAGAAGAGATGTTCCTGTAGATAAAGGCTTAGAGTTTGGAACTGAAAAACAAAAGGGAAATATTTCTAACCTAGTTCCTGATGAATCTTTAGTTGATCAGAGGGAAACCGTTGGTTTCTGAAACTCGTAAAATAGTTAGAAGTATGAAGAAGAATGAGCGTGAGATTAGAACACCTATAGCTACTGAAATGTATTTACCTAATCTTTCTGAAATAAAAGGAGGTCAAGAATCATGGACATTCAGAGGAAAAGTTGGGATTGGAACAACAACCCCTATCGAATCATTAGATATTGTAGGGGGAAATGCTAGAGCTGATAGATTAATTCTAAGTAGAGGTGGAGCAGGAGTTGAAGAACCTTATATCGAAAAAACTGGTAATAAAGGTATTGGTTTCTTTACTCAAGATACTCAGAAAATGGATATTTCAGTAGGAGGAAATTTTGATTTTTTTGCAGGGAATTTAACAACTACTGGAAACGTAACAGCAGAAAACTTAAATGTAGCAACTGACATTAAACACACAGGCGATTCTAACACAGAAATACAATTTACACCAGACCAATTTAACTTTGTAACTGGAGGTTCAACTAGATTCACAATGAATAATTTAGGTGTTCTAGTTAGCAACGGAGTTTTAGATATGAACTCTAATAAGATTACAGAATTGACAGACCCAACAGCTAACCAAGAGGCAGCAACTAAGAAATATGTGGATGATAATGCGGGAGGTAACACAGAAGCAAGCACAGCAGCAGGACAACTACTATTTGGAGATGGTGGAGGAGCTTGGGACCACACTGAAACTTCTGAAATATTTTGGGACGATACAAATAAAAGACTGGGAATTGGAACTGCAAGCCCTTCTCATAATTTTCATATTGTAAATACTTCAGCAACGATTGGGTTAGAATCAACAAGTGTTACAGTAGCAGATGAAAAGAGATGGTTTATGCAAGCAACATTTGCAGGAGTCATGGATAAACACGGACTTTTTATTATGGGAACATTAGAAGATGATGGGGGAATTGGAGAATCTTTTCTAGTAGTTGATAGAGTCGGAGATGCGATTGGTACTGTAACTTTTAATCAAGGCAAAGTTAAAATTAATGAAAGTCTACAAATATTAGGTTCAGCAGATTCTCCCCCTGCAACTAACACAATATACAAAGAAAACATTCCTAAAGGATGGGTTCGATTAGAACAAATAGGTACGCAAACAATAATAGGTTCATTTAATGTTTCAGGTGTTAGTGATAATGGAACTGGAGGAACCATAATAACGTGGGACAGGGATTTTGCTAATGCAAATTACGCAGGTGCAGGAAACGCAAGTAGTGGCTCTCACAATGTAGCAGTACATACTTACGCAGTTGGAAGTGTAAAAATTTTAGTAAGACTTACATCAACCCAAGCAAACGTTGATAGTGCTGGTGTCACAGTTATAGCAATGGGGGATCAATGAAAGATAGAAAAATAATATGGAAAATGGCAGATGGAGAAGTTATAGTTACAACTCCCGCACCTAAAGGTAGGCGTGAGGGTGAACCTGAACTAGATTGGATTGAGCGTGTAGCATTAAAGTGTAAACCTGATGGAGCCACTAGAATGCCAGACATGGAAGCCAAAGACCTACCTAGTAGAGAATTCAGACATAAATGGAGACACGATGGAAAAAAAATAATAATAGATAACACCGTCGCTGATTTGCCTGTAGTTCTTAGTGTTGAAGAAAGACTTACTGCTTTAGAATCTAAGTAGAGTTAAAAATTATATTATGTTCACTTGCCCAATGCCCACATGATTTTTTACAAATTGTGCAGTATTTTTCTATTTCAAATGATGATGTCGTTGTTGTTTCCATGATTATAATCCTAATTTTAAATCAAATAATACTTGTTGATAGTATGCATATTTTTCTTCAGCAAGTGTTTTAGTTCTTCTCCAACCTCTTCCTATTGCATAATCCCAAGCCAAATAAGCTGTTCCAATTCCTTTAGTATCTTTTCCATTTTAATCTCTTGGTAATTCAGCTAAAGGTAAATCCATTAGGCCAGCATCTCTAAGTTCTTGCATCTTAGCTTTCAAATCAGCTGGAGTTTCAAAGTATAGCTTAAACCTATCTCCTACTTTCCCAACTTCATAGCTATTAGCTGCTACTGAATGATTCCAAACTGTACTCTGGAAAGTTCCCGTTTCTTTAGCTATCTCGTTACCTGTTGCAGGCATCTTGACAACTTCTGGATTAATTGGAACTGGTCCCTCTACTTGTGGTTCACCAGCTTGTCTAGCATTCCATGATGCCTCATCAGCTCTAGCACAATCATGACATTTAGACTTCCTAGATGAAGGTACTTCGTTCTTATTACATTTATTGCATATTGTCATTTTTCTTCAATAAAATCTCAATAACCTCACTATAACTTTGTCTAGGATGGATTTTTAATTTTTCCAAATCTTTACAAACACTTTCATTAAGCTGTACAACCCTTCTTAATTTTAATTTCATTTTCTCTTCATCCACAAATCAAGCAAAACTTTAGCTTCAACTAATTTCTCTTCATAATATTCTATATCTTTCTTAATTTCTTTAATTCTTTCTTTCTTGCTTTTCATTTTTTCTTCCCCCTTTCAAATTCTCTCAACTTTGATTGTAATTCTTGAATCTGTTTAGTATGTCTCAAAGTTCTCTCTTTGACTTCTTCAAATCTAACCCATAATTCAGACAATTCTTTTACTGTTACTAATTCTATCATACTAACTCAGCTCCTGCTCTTTCTAAATCTTCAACATAAATAACATCTCCCCCTTTATCCATTAATTTAGTCTTTTTGGAAGGGATGAATTGTTTACAATGCCATTCCCCCATATTTTCTTCATAATCTTTATGTCTTTCTTCAAGAGTTCCGCAGTTTTTGCATTTATTCATTTTATATATTTTTTCTTTTTAATTCCTCTAATATTTTATCCAATAAAATCAATACTCCTTCTTGTATATTAATTTCTCCTTCAGGAAGATTGTCTAAGTATATTTTTAATTTCATTTTCTTTTCTTACATCTATGACACAACCAACTAATAATGTCTCCAAATTTATCTCTCGTAAAATACCAGTCATGTATTCCCATTTTACACAATAACCTCATCATTGGAACAATAACCATGCTAAATTGAAACCTATAACCATGCCCAATAGCATCCCCCCCCAGAATGTATGTGTTGAATATTTCATTTTAAATCCTCTTCGGTGATGTTGAAGAATCTCAGTAAAATTGAATCAGAATCCCAAATTTCATAATAAATACAAAATCCCATTTTTTCAAGGATCTTAGGATCATCTCTTATTGCTTTAACCCATTTAATTACCTCTCTTCTGAGTTCAAATCTATATGAATTAGCATTTTGCTTAAAATCAATATCTTTCAGTGTTTTTAGTTTAATCATCCTGCATATCCTCAACTTCTTTAACCGCATCACGTAAACTAATTCCATGCTCAACTAAAGTGATCATTATTTTGCTAATCCTTACAAATTCTTTATTATTCATTTGAAAATATCACCTCTTTCAAGGTTTAATCTATTGAGAGCAATTCCAACATAATCTGAACAAGTCCTAGTTCCAATACTGAATTCATCCATAACCTTTAAGCTAAAATCTCTATAATTTACAACTTTAAACTTAGAAACTACCTTCTCTATAAGTTTAGTTATCTTCATAATCTTAACTTCTCTTTTATGTTGTTGATCTAAACTTAACATATTAAAACTAAGAATAGAACCTTTATATATATATGTGTCCCCTAGTATATGAGAGAGAGTTGCATATATACTCCAAACCCTATATTAATAGATTATGATATATATAAAATACGATATAATAATGGATTCCAGACTAAGACCTTTGATTATTATTGAAGTATTTTGAACTTTGTTCAAGTACTCAATAGTGTAATCTGGGTGTATATGCTCAACACACTCACACTGGTCTAATCCTGTAACTTCTGCAACTAGGTTATTTCAGGTTCAGCTAACTCCACTTGGACAGCCTTCGATAGTCTAATCCCACTACGATAACCCTACCTCATATCAGCTTACCGAGGAATTAAGTCTCCACGGATGAATATTCCAAAGCAGGAGCATGATTATAGTTGTGAGTTAACTTGTGGTTAGAATTAAGAGCCTGGCAGTGTTGCTGTGCTAATACCTCTTCTTTGATACTTCTA